CCATGAAAGTGTTCAGCGCTGGTAGGATAGCCTGATAGATAGGCATAAATGCTACCTGCAGGTTGGTTTTCACCTGGTTTAAAGAGTGCATAAAAGCTTGGTTAGTTTTCAGGGCTGCTCCCGTGTATTCAATCATGCCCCGGATAGCCTTATAAAGAACAGCAAAAATAAATACCTGTCGCAAGACCCGCATCAATGCGCGGTGCAAAGTATTTGCAAATCCTGTTACAGGCCCTTGCGCCCTGCGTGCACTCTCCCCAACCCGGGTAAATCCCCTGCTGGCTCTTTCGGTGGCCCTCCCCGTCCTACCTGTAGATCGCTCCAGTTGCCTGGTGGACTGCTCTAGTTTTTCTATTTCTAGCCTGAGTTTGTCAGATTTCTCCGCATACCGCAGCATACGTTCTTCGGTTCTGAGAATCTCTTCCCTGAGCTTCTGCCCGAATGTACCCTGTTTCTCCCGTGCGGTCAGCTGGTCATAACTGTTTTGGAGGTCTTTCAACTTTTGCCGGAAATGATCCGCCTGATTCGATGCGTTTTCCATCTGTTCAACCAGGCTTTCTATTTTCATCGTTGTATCATCGGGGACAGGAGTTTCTCTAGACGCGACAGACCGCATCTGCCTGGCCATGTCGCTGAAGGTTCCCCGGGTGAAGTTTTTCATTTGGGAAAAAGAGCGCTGCATACCGCTAGCGAATGCCCTACTCACAGCACTTATCTGCTGTGCTATAGAGTTAGGAGTAATCTCAAGATCTAGCTGTATCTTGCCAACACTATCAGCCACTGCCTCACCTCCTTCCTGGGCAAATAAAAAAGCGCCCCGCAGGGCGCTTCGTTATGGCATGGCTTATTAATTTTTTGATATTATAGCGATTGTCTCATCCTGGTTATGTTCTCCAATATGCTGTTCAAATGTCTAGCCTCTTTGACGTTACAAGTCAAGTCGATATCAATGCTTTTTGTCAGAGTTGTTATTCTGAATTTTGACGATGTAAGCCCTTTATTAAAGTCGTAAGATCTGATCTCCTGTACAGGAAACTGTTCCATTTTTTCATTTGGAAAAATCTTATGGTAAACTAGAATCCTTTTGTCTGTTATCGCTATTACTGCAGGTTGTTTGCCTTTAATAGAAAAAGAATTAGGCTCTAATTTATCAGGGCTATTCATCTGAACATTAGCATTTCTGATATACACTACAGTTTCATCCGGCTTCAGGTAGTCCTCCAGCCCTTTTATCATTCCTTTAAACATTAACGTCGTAAAAAACCTATTAAGTTCCTTGTTCTTTCGTAAAGCCTGCTCGATGTCCTCTCTCAATAGGACCGCCCCCTTCTTCTTTTTAAATATTTCACCTCTTTCCGCAGTTTTTACAAACGCAAGTAGTTACCGTCTTTCCACTTTCCCCCTTAGCATAAGAGGAATGACAATGAGCAGCCCCAGGATAGTAATTGCAAGAAGAATATAAAGAATAACGGTGATACACCCCCCTGGGTTTCATCTCTTGGTATGTATTAATAGCGATGTCAGTATTGCCACACTTAGGGCATTCCATTCTATCTTGAGGGTGAAATTTCCTGCTTTTTCCCAAAAGCTTGTTTACAAGCCTCCTGGAACGCCTTCACCATGCTTGCTGCTGTTTCGGGGTCATTCATCATCTCCCTGGCCTGCCGGCTTCTCCACTCGTTTCTTATCCGATGCTGCTCCGGCGTGAAGTGCTTCAGCATATTCTTGTCGTTCTCACTCCGGATGCTCACAACCTGCCCTAACGGCGTCTCCGGCATGATCCCCGCCAAAAGGGTACAGAATTCGCCCCAGGACATGTCTGGTTCGTTCCTGAGGCGAATCCCGTATTGCGCTGTAAAGCTGGCGTCAATCAGATCCCAGTCTTCGTAAAGATCATACCATTCGTTACAGGGATTCTTTCTCTTTGCGAAATCGGGCCTCCGCGGTCTCGTAATCTTCACCCATTACGGCAGCCATAATGGCGATCATGATGTTTTGATATGCAGACATCGAGAGGTCCATCTCATTGATTTCCTTGGCCGCTTCCTTGCCCAAAGTCATTTCAATGACCTCATCAATGAAGCTGACATCATCCATGTTGGCATTTTTCAACTTCTGGTTCAATTTTAATATCGTATTTTTCCGGTCATCGATCTCATAAATCTTGTCTTCCGCAATCTTCAGCTTTGGCCGCTCGTTGGTGAGCTTCGCGGAAATATCAATCACTTTACCCATCGGGCTGTTCCTCCTCTTCTGCTTCCAGTTTGAGTTCTTCTTTCGATTCTTCCGATTCTTCTACTGGCTCCACCAGGGCGCCGTGCATGGTGGAGTTAAGCTCACGATACCGCTTTTCCGTTACTTCAAACACGGCGCCCTTTTCCCGCATTACTCCTGCTTTTAAGTCCCTGAATTTTCTAAGCGCTTTTACCTTCATCTTACGGCACCGCCGGCACGTATTCAGGTTTACCGTCGCTTTGCAGCTCGAATTCCAGACCGGAAACATTCGTGCTGTCCCCGCCGAAGGGTGTAGTCACATTCACAATACAATCAAAGGCCAGTTTGTCACCGTTGGGGAAGACGATTTCTGCTTTGCTGCTACAGTCTAACCCGCTCTTCCAGGCCAGGCCGGCCACGTAGTCATTACCCGGATCCCCGACGTGACGCTTGCCGTTCAGAGTAATGGTAAAGCCTTTGCCCGTCATCAAGCGGCGCACCCAGCCCTCGGTGTCCATCGGGGTCCATTCCTCGACGTTCCCGTCCACCGAAGGGGAAAAGGTCTCCATGTCCTTGATAATCACCATGTCGGTTTCAGTGCTTTCCCGGCCCCGGGTTCCAATTTTAAACTTGAGGTCAAAAACAGGGTAAACACCAAGATTTGTAGCCATCTAAATCATCCTACCTTTCGTAAATAATGTAAGCCTCAATCACATATTCATAAATGCCCCGATCGTCGGTTCCCACGCCAATGGGCTCTGGCTGAGGCATTTGAAACATCACCATTCGCCGGCCGCCGATTATGGCGCCGGTCACTCCATGCAGCGCCGCATACACTTCCTGGGCCTTCTGCTCTGCCGTGTTCGCATTCTTCCCCCAGTGGACCAGGATTGAAATAGCCTTTGTGGCAGTGCTCGTGTTGGCCAGGCCGCCTATTGCTATGCTCGGTCTTGGTCCCTGAATGTTATAGAGGCCGATGCAGCACTCCTTGCTGCCGTCTATCTTCCCTATGTACCAGGCTGGACAGTCAACCTGAGTCTTCAACCAGTCCCGTACTTCCGCTAAGGTCATCATTTGATGATACCTCCTGCCAGCTGTTTCAGGAACTTCGTGAATGCGTCCTGCGCATAAGTTTCTTTCTCGCCACCAGGCAAATACATATCCATCCACCGCCCTTGAGCGTTCGGGTTTTTGTCCTTGCGGAAGTTGTACTCGGGGTGGTAGTACAGCCGCCTGGCGTAGGGAGTGTTAAACACTATCGCAGCCTTGCCCTGGTCAATTTTGTCCTTGTCTACATATCCGCTTTTTACGGTGATCACTCTCAATGTTCCGGCCTTCTTGCTGCCGATCTCTATCTCACCGCCGCGCTCGAGAATTCCCTCCTGCTTGGGGACCACCTGATCGCTTATAATCTGGGATAGAACAGCTTCAGCTGTCATTTCCAGAGCCTGAACCTGCGCCTCGGTCAGTTTGCTGATTTTTGCTTTATCGAGTTTTATCCTTACTACCATTAGATCAACTCCAGTTCTGTTGAGAACACGCTGCCGTCGGGATTCCGGGGCCTGGCTGCACGGTGGATGCTCCGCTTGATGGTACCCTCTACCATGACGTAGCCCTCGATATCCCTGCCCGGAGCGATATCCCCTTCGATGATCGCTTTAGCGTTCAACTGGACCAGCCGGCGTTCGGCGTCCAGGATTTGCCGGGATTTCTCGGAGTAGTTACACAGGCCGTCGAAGACCAGCTCTTCAACCGGCTCCCCGTCTTCGCTGAGCGCCGTTAAATACACTTTTATGGGCGTCACGCAGGCCCACTTGGGAAATGGTAATTTGCCCAGCCTCATCTGCTACACCACCCTGCAAGTTAATCCGGTTTGCGCCAGGTATTGCAACACTTCCCGGGTGGTAGCCACGCCGTTCACCTTTTCGCCGGCGAAACTAAGGGAGACGTCCCCTATTTTGTAACCGGTCAGCGGCATATCCGCATAAGCCCCGTACTGGGCATTAAAGTCAGCCTGAACACATACCGCCTTTTTGATACAGCTTTGCTGAAACGGAGTGAGACCGTCAAAACCTACCGCCCTGATGCGGTTGTAGGTGAGGGCGTCAATCTGATCGCTTGCCTTTGCCAGTTGACTGCTCAGTGCTTCATCGGGGATCACGTTACCGCTGTATTCATACTTGTAGTAATCAGCATCCGCATAGCTCATTCGCTCACCCCCAAAAGGAAGAGGGCAGCTTATTTGCTGCCCTCTTTGCCTTTGCCTTTATCCTCTTTCAGCTTCGCCAGCTCGGTCTCCAGGGCCACAATCCTGTCCAGTGCGTCCTTATACTTCGTATACGGCACCGTCTTGGTAGGAGATATCTCTACCACTTCCAGCCTGTTCCCGCCTACCACCTTAGCTATGTCATAGCCCAATGCCAAATAGGCAGCCCGTTCGGCTTCGGTGATCTTCAGGTGCTTATTACCTCTTACTGCGTAGAGTTCAGCCATTTTAATGCCTCCTTACTCTGTTGGCTCAACGGTTGGCTCAACGTTGATCTGTACCCCGTCGGCCTTGCGTTCAATCAGGAACAGGTCAGTATAGATCCTGTTCTGGTACAGGTACCCGTCTCCGCCGGTATGAGAGCCAGGCGGCCACAGATAGATAGCAGAGTGCTTAATCGGTGCAATCACGCTGCTGGGGTGCACCAGGATCATGTTGATCTGCTTTGCCCCAACAGCAGGAACAGCCCCGTCAGTGAAGTCATACGCGGTCTTCATGCGGCTGGACGGTACCATCACCATCTCAACATCGTCCAGGCTTCTTACGGCCCTATTCACAGCGCCGCCGGCCTGCTGGACCATAACTACCCGGCGCAGGTCGTTGGCCTGCTTGAGCAGTTCCATAATGGTCGGGGTCACATATAACTTGCGCCCTTCCAGTGGGACTTCTGCTTCGTCCATAGCCTTCATCATCGCATCAAAGATTTGTAACACGTTGTCCAAAGTGGGAACAGTAGTATCCGGGGTTTTGCCCAGTGCAACATACTCGCTATAAATCTTGCTGTACCGGTACTTGTCGAGCTCGGGAATTGCCTGTTCGGTCACGAACACATTGGTGATGTTCGCCGCGGACAGGATCAGATTGGTCTCGTCCACATCCATGGCGTCCACGTA